TTTGTGAACGTCTTGCCGCTAAGGGATTCGCTTCTACCAACATTGTATATGGTATCGGTAGCTTCACCTATCAAGGTGCTGTGACTCCTGATGCTATTATTACTAGAGATACTCACGGGTTTGCTGTCAAATCCACCTATGGAGAAGTTCTAGTTAATGGTGAACGTCAAGGTATTGAAATTTTCAAAGACCCTAAGACTGATGATGGACTCAAAAAATCCGCTAAAGGTCTGATTGCGGTTTATGAAACCGAAGATGGATTTACTATGAAAGACCAAGCAACTTGGGATGATGTCAAGAACTGTGCTTTCGTGAACGTCTTCTCTGATGGAAAGCTTATGAAGGATTGGACTCTTGCTGAAATCCGTGAACGAGTTGCAAAGAATTTTTGATATGAGTGAAAAAATCGGAGTTGGTATTATCACATGTGGAAGAAAATCCATGTTTGAGAAGCTTTTCAATTCTCTTCTGGATTGTGGTGATCAAATTGATTATTTATATGTGGTCGAGGATACTAAAACCAATCGCAGTTATGATGATAATTACGCTGTCGATATTGCAAGATCTTGGAAGGGTGAACACATCACAGTGTTCACCCCAACTGCAAATTTAGGTGTCGCCAAAGCTAAGAATAGCGCATTGGCGCATCTTCTTGATGCAGGATGTGATCATATCTTTCTGATTGAAGATGATATGTTTATTAAAAATCCAAACATCTTCCAAGCATATATCGACGCTTCTAAGAAAAGTGGTATTCAACATTTGATGTTTGGTTATCATGGACCAGCTAATAAAAATGGAATCTCTCGTGGTAAACCATATCCTCGATTGGTTGTTGATTATGGGGATTTCTCTCTCGCATTTAATCAGCATTGCGTTGGGGCATTTTGTTATTATTCCAGTAAGTGTCTGGAAGATGTCGGTCTAATCGATGAAAAATTTCGTAATGCTTTTGATCATGTTTCCCATAGTTATGAACTCGCTTTAAAGGGTTATTCCACTCCTTATTGGTGGTGGGCTGATCTGGCAAATTCTTTGGATTATATCGAAGAACAAGCGTGTTCAGAGGAAAATTCATCCATCAAGACACCTGAATCCATGCAGAAATGGAGTGATAATATTCGAAGTTCCATGGAATATTTCAAAGAGAAATTTGGCGTGTTGCCGTTTGGGAATGATGGTGTCCCAGATACGAGAGAACAGGAAGTATTGACATTTTTGAAAAATACTATAAATCATTGAAATGAAAACAGACCTTAATAACATTGGCTTAATGATCCACTTCCGTAGGGACGTGGATGATCGATTTCGCAATCTAGAAATGGTTGTAAAATTCTATCGTGAAAATTCTGAAAATCTCCAAATCGCCATTCTAAATGATGATAAGGAATTGGATGGGGACTTTAAAAGACTCTGTAAGCAATACGATTGTAAAGGTCTTTTTATGGTAAATCATGATGTTTATTGGAGAACCAAGGCATTCAATGAGATGTCTAAGATTCTGGAAGTTGATTATCTGATTGCGGGAGATACTGATGTGATCGTTGATCCAAAATTTATTTTGGAAGCTATAGAAAAATTCCACACACCATATGAAGCCGTGGGTATCGTTTACCCATACAATGGGATGTTTATCCATTTAAAACAACCAATGTTTGAAAAGTTCACAATAGATCAATCACTAGTTGATCTATTGGAAAAATCTAAAACATTGAAACCAATTCCATATGATCAAGATGAAAACTTTCTAGTCGCACATCCACAAAGTAAAGGTGGTATGGTGATATTTTGTAAAAAGGCATTCATTCATTGTAATGGATACAATCCAAATTTTAAAGGATGGGGGTATGAAGATGATGAAATTTTGGCAAGATTTCAAAAAACGGGATTTAGTGTGTGTAGAGTTGATAATAAAGAGGCAATAGCGTGGCATCTACCTCATGAAAATACAGTGAGAGAAAAACACCAATACTATGATAATAATCGGAAACACTCCGATTTTGTATGTGGTAATACTAAGTGGGAAGATTTGGAAAAATATATTAAAAGTTGGACACTGTGAAACCTAGATTTTCCATATGTGTTCCCGTGTGGGAGCAGCACGGATTTGGTCTTCAATATTTGAAAGATCTGATCCATTCAATCCAGATCCAAACATTTCAGGATTGGGAAATTGTGATTTCTGATCATAGTAAGAATGATGATATTTCTGACTATGTATTCACGATTCATAAACAAGATAAAGGGGGGGTGAAATATGTGCGGAATCTATCTGACTACGGTAATGGTGTAGCAAATTTAAATCAAGCTCTTCAAAGAGCGGAAGGAGAAATCATCAAGATCATGTTTCAAGATGACTTAATGTTTGATCGTAGATGTTTGGAGAAATTCGATAAAGCATTCCAATGTGAAAATAATAAATGGGCTGTTTGCGGGTGTAACCATACGAGAGATGGTGTAAATTTTGATAGATTCATGGTTCCGTCTTGGAATGATAGATTGTTGGAAGGTGTGAATACAATTAGTTCCCCATCCGTTCTAGCGTTTCGCAGCGAAAACATTGAAATGTTTGATGAGAACTTGACAATGTTGATGGATGTGGAATACTATTATCGAATGAATAAGCACCACGGATTACCCACGGTGATTGAAGACTGCTTGGTTACTAATCGTTGTCATGAGAATCAGATCAGTAGCAGGTATTCAGGAAATTTAGAAGACGAGATAAAATATTGTAAAGAAAAATATGATAGTAACTGAAATATACAACGGACAGGGATTAGGTAATCAACTTGCTTGTTATGTGACAACGAGAGTGGTTGCCAAGGATTTAGGATTTGATTTTGGCATCATGAATCCCCACAAGTTCAAGTGTTTGGACTTCATGGATTTAGATTTCGGTTTACCTGTCACTGGTGGTTCGGGGAGAGAGGGTGGTCCACCTGATACGCTTCCCGATGGTATCCAGCATTATTTTAAGGAGAGATATAACGTTCTTCCCAATGGTTCCAATGTGACAATCGATGATTCAAATTTAGAATCGATTCAGAATAATACCAAAATTGACGGGTTATTTCAATCGGAAGATCGTATCATTCATCGCAAAGATGAGATTCGCCAATGGTTGAAAATTAAACCAGAAAAAGATTGTTATGAGTATTCTGATCCAAATATTTGCATCATTAATTATCGTGGTGGAGAATATGCGAGTGTTACCCATTTCCATTTAAATGGAAAGTATTGGGATGATGCGATTGCTAGAATGAGACTAATCAATTCAAATTTTAGATTTGTAGTTATCACCGATGATGTTGAAAGAGCATCCAATCAATTTCCTAATTTTGAAGTGAAGCATTTTGATATTGCAACAGATTTCTCTATCATTAAAAATGCTCATTATTTGATTTTATCAAATTCCAGCTTTCCGTATTTTGCCACTTTATTGAGCGATACTGTAAAATACATATTAGCTCCTAAGTATTGGGGTCGCTATAATATCTCTGATGGTTATTGGGCTTGTGGATATAATATTTTTAGAAATCACAATTATTTGGATAGAGCGGGGGATCTTTTCACATATGATGAATGTGTGAGAGAATTTGAAGAATATAAAAAACGAGATAAAGAATTTTGGAAATAGTATGATATACGATATATTTAGTTTTAATAACGAAATTGACATGCTGGATTTGAGATTGAATATTCTCGATCCCTATGTTGACAAATTTGTATTGGTGGAAGCAAACACAACATTTAGTGGTGTTGATAAACCTTTTCACTATGAAGAAAATAAAAAACGATTTGAAAAATTTCACCATAAAATCATCCATTGTAAAATAGAAAGATCACCGAAAACATTTGAAGATAGTAATGGATGTGATGAAGAATATTTTAATATGGCACTGAACAGCCCCAATGTTACAAGAGAACATTATTGTTGGTTGATCGAATTTTATCAAAAAGAATATATTAAAAAAGCATTGGTCGATTTAAATGATGATGATATTTGTTATGTTTGTGATGTTGATGAAATATGGAATTATGATTTAAGTGTCGATATCCAAGATGGGGTGTATAAACCCATGATTAATAATTGTTATATCGAATATCTAAATGTGAGGAAAAATGAAAATTGGACTTATTTCACAGGACCAATCATAACCAAGTATAAAAATATTAAAAATGAATGCTTGAATCATTTAAGAACTCGTAGATTCATGGATCATAAAT